ATGGCGGATGACACTGATGAATTTAATAAAAGTGTTTCAAAAATAATTGGCGGCAGAGCCGAGAGAGTAGCAGAGGAAGCAACTGATTCATTCAATATGGTTAAAAAGAGCTGGGGTGATGTTGCTCTTACGTGGAATGATTTTCTTGGAAAGAAATCAGAGACAGAAAAAAAGAGTTACTGGGAGCGGACGAAGGATATAGCAGCGGTTGCAAATGAGGGCATAGAACTAATTCTTGATACTCTTGATTCTCTTGAAACATTTTTAAATGCTATAGGAGTTCAGGATTTTTATTGTTGTATTGTTGTCAGGTTATTTAAGATAGGAAGTGACAGCAGGGGTCTGAAGTATTTAAAACTTCTGAAGGCCGGTTTATATCTCTCTATCAGGGGATTAACAATAAATTTGACTGATTTGGCTAATAGCGCGATTGGACTGTATAATTCTATGCTTATCGCGATTTTGACTACCATAGTAACATATATGCAAACTATTTTTGAAGCTGTTATAGAGAAGCTTGAGAAGATGACGAATGATCTTTTTGCAAAAAGTGACTGGATAAAAGACTGTACGCCACTGGTTGCTCTGGTTGAGATGGTTAAAGAGCTTATTGCCGAACTTGAGGATTTGATAAGTGATTATATAGTTGATCTATACAAGCTTTTTTATGTAAGCTCGGTTCACTGGAAAGATCTTATTAATCAGAGTTACAAGAGTATGGTTTTAAAGAAGATGTTCAGGCTTGTAGATAAGATAATAGATGCAATAGAGAGCGGAGATTGTGTAACTGACACCAGTGAAGCTGATACATCGAAGGTAACTGCCAGTGATCTTCCGTCTGGTATGACACCGGAGGGCATTGTAAAATTTTATACTGATTATCTTGGATTAAGCAGATCGGAAATAATGAAAATAATGAAAGATGAAGGCATAAAAACGAAGCGGGACATTGAGGTTGAGACTGAAGAGTTAGAGGATGAGGCTATTCTTAAACATGTGGATAACTGTATGAAGGGAAAGCTTTCACCGTCAGTTATTGAAGAAATCAACAGCAGAATAAGGAAGTGGGGGTTAGAATAATGTTTGAAATTTTTGGTAACATACCGGACACTCCAAGAACTGCTCCTGCTAGCAGTTATAACGATGTCTTTAAGGGAATGAAAAAGAAAAATCAGCTTCAGCCGATAAAATCTTTCGGTGTAGTTTATCCTGGCGTAGACGGAGGATTTAACAGAAACTCGTTCAGAGCTTCTGAATATAATCTGACAGATGTGGCAAATGCAATAGATACGGAATCTTTTTTAAGTCAAGCTATAAATAAATATGTATCTCAGATGTTCAGGAGCGGATATCTTTTTATAGGGAAGAATAAAAAAGCTGTTGACTATATAAAGAGAAGGTTTGAGCAGATAGAGATGGTCACGAAATACCCAATTGATCTGTTTTTCAGAGATGTGGCGAAACAGTTAGTCGGATTTTCTAATGCATTTATTATTAAGCGACGTTCTTCCGGTGCCAGTACTGGGTATACATATAGGAATGAGTTCGGAAAGTTGTATAAGCCCATAGCCAGGTATGATCTGGTTGATGCTGCTACTATGCAGTTGAGCAGAGAGGATAATGGAAAAGTTTTGAGATATAAACAGGAGATACCCGGAGTCGCCCGTTCTCCTGAGTGGAGTGCCGATGATGTTATACATATTTTTTACAACAGGAGGGTCGGAAATGCGTTTGGTACTCCGATAGCCGCTAATGTGCTGGATGATATAAGAGCACTTAGAAGAATGGAGGAGGCAATAGAAATTCTTGTATGGACCAATGCAGTTCCATGGATACATGTTAAAGTCGGGTCAGAAGATAGGAGCGCAGATGATTCTGAAATTGAGATGATACAGGCTAGGATACAGAATATGGAACCGGAAGGCGGTATAGTTACCGATGAACGCTGTGATATAGATGTTATCGGGGCAGGTCGTGAAGCACTGAATGCCGAGCCGTATCTTGATTACATGAAAAGAAGAGTCTGGGCAGGACTGGGAGTATCTGCTGTATCCTTCGGTGAAGGTGATACAGCCAACAGAGGAACGGCTATTACTATTGAGAAAGTTTCGCTTAATCAGACGATAGAATTTGTTTCCACTCTGAAGTTTTTTATTGATTATTATATGATCAGGGAACTTTTGATGGAAGGTGGTTTCAAATGGAATGAGATAGATGATACAAACAAAGTTGAAATGCACTTTCCTGAAATAGATTTTGAGACTCGTATGGAGAAGGCTAATCATGGGATGGCCTTATATCAGGGACATATGATAACTGAAGATGAAGCAAGGATGGATTATTTAGGCCGTGAACCAATATCTGATGATGCAAGAGCCCGCATGTACTTTGAACTGATTCAAAAGCCACAGGCCATAATAAGGGCTGTTGATGAGCCATATTTATCGACTTCTCCCGAAAATGCAACCAGGAATAAAAACCAGCCGGAGAATCAGTATGGGAAAAAGAACGCAAAAACTCAGCCGGTTAATGCCAGAAGACATGGAGAGGATATGCTGGATAGTGATGTTAGTGATGCCACATCCAGTTCGCATAGAGATTTTGTAAGAGCAAGAATTAGAAGTGATATCTATGCTTCTTCTCTGATGAATCATTATGATGCGTTCATAGAAGATGTTCAGGAACTCGTTAAATCCAGGTTTGGTGCGACGGTTTTAGGAAAGGATGATTTAGCGCTTATAATGTCTCTTACAGCAGAAGGGATGAAAAATGATGCATCGGTTTTTATACTTGATGCATTTCGATTTGGCGTCGAAGATGCATGTACGCAGATGGGTATAGATCCAGAAGGTATTTTTATATCGGAGTCTCTAACTTTTCTTAGGACGAAGGCGGAAGGGTATATTGATAATCTTCTGGATGATATAGCAAGAAGATTTGTGAGGGACATAAATGATACAGATACTGTAATGGATGCATTATGTCTGGTTGCAGGCATATTCGAGTCCGAGAGATACAGAATTGATTTTCAGGCTAATGCGGAGCTGTTGAGGGCATATAATTTCGGTCTGCTTAAGGCATTTACTGCCGGCGGTGTGCCGGAGGTGGCAGTTCTCCCTCATCCGAACCCGGCTGATTTGTGCAAACCTTTTGAGAATAAAGTATTTGATTTGCGTCTAATTGTTGATTATGATGAATTGCCGCCTTATCATGGCAAATGTACGCATATCATAGGCATACCAAATAAGGCAAAAAGTTAACTTTTTTGGCGTTTTGGTTGTTTTTTTAGATTTTTTTTGATATAATTGTAATAGCGGTGATATTTTTATGCCATATACTTTAAATAATCCGCCAGCTATAATAAAGAATTTGCCCAAGAAGGCAAAAGAGATATGGATAAAAGCTTTTAATAATGCACTTAAAACGTATAATAATGATGAGGAAATAGCAAGAAGAGTGGCATGGTCGGCAGTAAAGAAGGCCGGCTACAAGAAAGGAAAGGATGGTAAATGGCGTAAGGAGGGGGATGCAGTGAAAACAGAAAACGGTTTAGTGATCGAAGACGGCGAAATAAATGTAATAGACAGTGTTTTTTATGAGCTTCCCAGGTTAGATGATGGAAAGCTTAAGAATTTTAAGGATGCACTGGGGGACGCAGACTCAAATAATGGAATAATAATAGTTATAGATGCATCTCACATAGGATTTGTTAATAAGAATGGTTATTTTTATACTCCTGAGTCGGTAAGGAGTGCTGTATCTTCATGGACTACGCCATATCCAAAACCAATTCTAAGGAATCATGACGAATATTCTGATCCTATTGGCAGAGTAGTTATGAGTGAGTATGTAGAACCCTTTGTTCCATTGACTGGTGATACATCAGATACTGATCCACTCTTCGTTCCGAAAGGTGTTATTCGTCTAAATGCAAGGATACTTGACAAAGCATCCATTAATAAGATATTGGATGGAAGATATTTAACAGTTTCAACAAGGCAAAAGGCAACGAGTGTTGTATGTTCTATCTGCAACCAGAAAATAGAGGGCATAGATAGTATGTGTGAGCATGAGAGAATGAAAGTTTATGACAAGAAACTTTGTTTCTGGTATGTAGATATTAAGGAATATGTTGAATGCTCTTTCGTCAATAGACCTGCCGATGAATATGGCCAGGTTGTCAGGATAGAAGGCCAGGGCTTATATAGCGGGGATAAAAAGGATAATATAGTTATTCCCAATGAGTATGTTAGAATTATAGGTTGTGTTGGCGATGAGCTTATGGATCTTCAAGCGGATGGAGCGAGAGTTTCGCCGCTTGATAGCATAGGTGTGGAGGAATTCAAATCCTTGTTGGTTAGTGACAAAGATGGCAATGAATGGCTTTCGGCCAATGATGTTTATTTGTCTAAACTGAAAGATGAGGGGTTTTTTGATGGGTTGGATGTCCCTATGTCTGATGTTTCAAATGAAATGTTCTGCGGTCTTGGTCGGACGTTGCCGGTTGTCAATCCCGAACAAGGAAGGCTTTTGCTCGATACTCTAGGAGATATGTCACTTTCTTCTACGCAGAAGCGCGATGTTCGTGAAAACCTCTATGCCTTATTTTATAAGCAGGGATGGGATTTCCATACTGCTTACACATCTGTTACGAAAGGAGGAAAGCAAAAGCCTATGGACTATAAGGACAATGATATTTACGTATGTCCTATCGACGGTGAGGATGAATATACGTCAGACTTTCCTGAAGACAAAAAACTCACATATGCTGAGAGAAAACGCTTGCCGGATAGCGCATTTTGTCTGATTCAGAAAGTTGATGGAAAGGTAAGACGTAGATTTCCTGCACATGATGCTGCTCATGTCCGCAATGGTTTGGCCAGACTTCCCCAGGCAAAAGATCTGTCTCCCGCGGAGCGGAAGAAGGTCTACAATTGTCTGGTTAGGCGGGCAAAGAAATACGGAATAAAGGTGTCTCCGAAGAAAGGTGATGCCGACGATTTGCCTGAGAAGATAGAAGTCATTGATATCAAACTTTGTGAGGCAACGCTTGATGATATTCTGGCGCTTGAAATAGTTCAGGATTATATCAGGCAATTGGAAGATAAGTATGCGCAGGAAAAGAGGGATGCAGTTTCTCAGGCTATTGATGAACTGGATAATCCCGAAGCTGTTTCTATCAAAGATATGAAGCAAGGCTACGAGGATGCATTGAAAGAATTGTCCAAGGCTAAGGAGAATCTTCAGAAAGAGGTTAATGCGCTGAAGGATAGTATCAGAGAGAAGGATAAAGATATAGAAGCTATTCGCAGTGAGAATAAAACTATGGCCACAAGGCTTCATAGAAATCTTGCGGAGAGGATAGTAGATATCAGAGTCCTTCTTAAGAAACCTGATACCTCTGAAATTCTCAATGCGGCCAGTTCTGATCTTAAAGCTGAGGCCAGGAAAAAGCTGGTTGAAAGTTTTGCTGCACGCCGTACAGATAGCTTGGAGGATACTTTAAGGGATTTGTCTCTTGAATTGGGTAATATTTCGTCCGATATTTCTGATGATAATGATGATGTTGCCGGCGATGATCCAATTGTGGGGGACGATGACATAAAGAGTGGTAAAAAGGAGGAGCTTACGGAAGATGAAGTTGTTGCACTTGTTGCAAGACTTTTATCTGGCCGGAGATCCTAATTTTGAAGTAAAGGAGGATGAGTGAATAGATGGCTGGACCTCAATTCAGTTTGAATGCTAATGCGAGGGGCAGAGGAATTAGAACGGCTCCCGCAAAATTTCTGACATCCAAACTGAGACCCAACATCGAACAGAATGAAGGTGTACGTCCACCCGAACCGGTTCTTCCGAATCGATATCTGCCTGTGCGGTTTATTGATGTGGAGACTGCTGAGGGTGTAGTTATTCCTTTGGGTACGATTGTATCCTTTGAATCGATGACGACACCGGATGCTTCGGGAAGTATTTATGTTGGTCAGAATATGCTGGATGCCAATAATGCTGTTCAGGCCAATATAGATGACAGCTACTATGGATATCCGGATCCAATATGCCAGCTGGTTACTATAGCCAATGGTGGGACGGATGTTGCAGGTAATCATACTCTCGAAGATTATTCCAGTCTTGATGTTCAGGTAGGAACCATGAAGAATGATGGTACGCTTGCTGCTGATGGCGATGCATCGCCGGGCAGAAGTGCCAATTATCCTGTCGGAGTTGCTATGGCGGATATATATCAGGATATTCGCGGTAAATACCTGAACTATGATGGGGTCTTCCGTTTGGCTGATGCAGTTCTTTGTGATTATTATATTAGTGTGCCGTTTTATATTCAGAATGACGATGATGATGTTGCATTTAACGACGAGAGCGATGCTGGTTATGCTCTTGTTGTTAATGAGCATGCTTATCTCTATCAGTACACAGGAAAAACTCTTGCTGTGGGTCAACTTCTGAAATCTGATATGTTCGGGAAGTTCATACCGCAACACGGAGCGATATCGAGTGGAAATGATGTTGAATATAAGACAGCACAAACTGTAGGAAGGTTGTTTGCTCTGGATTGTAGATATCCCAAGCAGATGCTTGATGTGGTAGATACGTATCCGGGAAGTCAGATGCCTGGTACAGATACGGGAGGACTTCCGTATGCGCTGTTTAATTTCCTTTATGCTTTGTATGGAGGAAACAAGACGCTGGCGGAAATGCTCCACACTGTCAGGAAAGGTTATGCTGGAACTGCCAGAATACAATTGCTGGCTTCTTAATCCCATTTAAAGGAGGAAAAGACGTATGGAACTTAATGATCTTGAAATTAAATTTAAAGCTACATACGATGCCTGGTTGAATGGGACAGAGGTGGAGCCAGATAAGGAACTAACAATGAAGGATCTTGTGACAACCAAACATGCCACGAGATTTGTTCCTAAGGTTGTGCAGACTGTTGTTAGGGATGCACTAGAACCTTCACTTCTGGTTGTTCCCAACTTGTTTCAACCAATTCGTATGAAAGCCGGACGTACCATCGAGATAGGTGCGCTTGGCGCATTGACAGCCGGATACATTGCAGAAGGTCAGGAATATCCTCAAAGAGATCTTTCGATGGATGGTGGAGACATGGTTTCTGTCAGCATTCGAAAGGCTGGTCTCATGGTAAATGTGACCGATGAGGTTATAGAAGAAAACCTTTTTGATGTATTTGGTCTTTGGTTAAGGTTAGCGGGTAATGCCCTTGCCAGACTTAAAGAACAGACGGCCATAAGATTGTTAAACGAAATGGGTATAGTCTATTTCGATAATGCTAATCCTGGCAATGCTGTTAGAGGATCGACTACTGGTCGGGACGTAACGGGTGCATTCAATGGTTCTATGACACTGAATGACATATTTGATATGTTCTCATTTATGGTGCTGAATGGATTCAATCCTGACACACTGATAATGAATCCCCTGGCGTGGGCCATGTTTGCCACTGACCCCGATGTTAGAGAAATAGTCCTGAAAGGTGCAACACTTGGTTCAAGGAGACTTCCGAATGGTTCTCCGAGTCCAGGATGGGGCACCAGCCATGGAGGATGGGGACTTAGAACGACTGCTACCGGTTCTGGTACTCCTGATCCTGTGCTTGGTAAAGTAGGGGCCAATCCGTGGGTTCTCAGCACGAATCCTCTTGCTGCTACATTTAATGTGCAGCCTGAGTATTTGCCTGGTCCGCTCAAAGTTCTCGTATCACCGTGGGTGCCGTATAATTCTACGGATGAAACTACAACGGTAATTCTTGCTGATTCCAGCAGAGCTGGCGTAATAGTGATCAAGAATGAAGTTCAGACCGAGGAATTCGATGATCCTGCCAGAGATATCAGGAATCTCAAGATAAACGAGAGATATGGGTTTGGTCTAATGGAACAGGGCAAGGGTCTGGTTGTGGCCAGAAATATAGTTGTAGCCAGAAATTACAACTTCGAGAACCGGAATATGGTTTCGAATCTTCCGGCCATAGATCAGTCTCAGTCTCGTCCATAAATGATCAGGGATTGCACTGAGTTATAAGTAGTCCAGGGAGGACGGAATTTCCGTCCTCCCTGTGATGAAAACAAGGGGGCTTAAAATCATGGAAGAAAGAAAGAAATATGTGGTACTGAATGTCAGCGTATCAAAAAAGTTTGAAGATCCCGACAGTGGGATCAATTTGTCTATTTGGGGGGATATTGCTGCAGATTATCCAAAGAAGAATACAGACAGAGTTGATGAAGCCATTAGACTAGGAATACTTCGGGAGGCGGACAGTACAGATGAGATAGAGCTTAACACCACTTCTTTATCATCTGTAAGAGGATATCCGAAATTTATTGAACGCAGCATAGAAAATGATATAGATTTTATAGAGCGATCTGAGAATTTAGATGTGCTCAAAAAGATGCTTGCAGAAGAGAGAATGAGGACTAAGGATGAGAAACTTATGCGGGAAGATGTAATAGCTCATCTTGAGGAAAAAATAGAAGATTTGGTCAGAAGGAGGGGCGGCGTTACGGATGCATCCTTCATTGAGGAAGAAGAAGATGAACCGCCATCCACTGACGAGAAAGGTAAAGTTGGTTCTGATGAAGTTAGTTCTGATGATGTGGGGGGTTAAGGCGAATTGTTTACCTTGTTCGATTTGATCACGATGAAGGGAATAACAAGGGGGCTGCCTATACGGAAGGTTAATTTGTCGGCACTGCCTGTAAATTATAAAATAAAGACGAGCAAATCCAAAAAGTCCAGAAAGAAAAAGAGGTAATATAGGTGGCTGCTATAACTAGACCCGAAGTTCTTAGTACTAATCCTGTTGATGGTGCTACTGATATATCAGTTACTACTACGATTACTGCTTCTTTTTCTGAGCAGATGGATCCAGATACCATCAATAGTACCAATATATTAGTATTTGCGCCTGATTATGAGACAATATCAGGAACAGTAACGTATGATCAAGTTACATATACTGCGTATTTTACTCCGTCAGTATCTTTGCCATATGGTAAAGAAATAAAGGTTATAATAGTCGGGGATATAAATGATGCAGATGATTTAAATACCGGAGTTAAGGATATATATGGTAATACAATGTCCGGGAATTTTTCGTGGACATTTACTACTGCGGGAAGCGGAGTTGACGAACCAGATTATCCCACAGAGGGCGAAACGGATGATGGTGAAACTGCTGCTGACATAACGTATATGAGTGTAGTTTCTACCGATCCCAAAAATTATGACACCAATTTAGATCCTGATTTACTTGGTGTAATTACTATCAATTTTAATGATAATATAGCAACTAAGGATTTGGAGAATTATGTAACAGTTGAGAATGGCCACGTTCTGGGTGATCCTGCATATGAGTATGATTCTGTAGAATATGACTTAACCAGCAGCGGTCCTGTGTTAACTATAACGCCGAGCGGTTATGAGGAAGCCAATGAATATTTGATTACTATTTTAGCGGGTATAAGCGGAGCTGCTGCATATCCGATGACTACTGATTATTCATTTATGTTTACGACGAAGATGTCTCCTATGTATTCGTCGTCAAAGATAGTCAGATTAAATATTGGTCCGTTTATTAAATCGGTGCCGGATGATACTTTGAACAGGCTGATATATGAAAACAGTCTTCTTGCTGCGAATTTATCGTCCAGCGCTATTCCATCGGGGAATGTGCCATATTATGTAAAGCAGTATGTTACCTGCAAGTCCAAGCTGGATGCCCTTGATGCTGCACAGCTTCAGAGATCTGCCAGTGCGGGAGTTAGAAAACGTTTGGCTGATTTCTCTATAGAGTTCGACGACAGGAACAGGTCGTTAGCACCAATAAGGAATAAATTTGAGAAGTGTGTTGAGGAAATGGAGAAGCTTCTGACTACTGGTGGTTATGGTACATCATTTGTGCCATTCCAGATAGGGAAGTACTCATCCAGGCGGCCTACATGGAGAAGATATCCGTTTAAAGAACGGGTTGACAGGCCGGATGTAACTGATGTTGATTTCAGTGAGTATTGAGGAGGGATTAATTATGCCAGGAAGAGACGGTACTGGTCCGTTGGGAAGAGGTCCGAGAACAGGAAGAGGATTAGGTCCATGTGGCAGCGGAAGAAGGAGAGTTTCATCTGCCAGACCAAGGCTGGGTCGCATTGGCCGCGGACGCAGGGCAGGAGGAAGAAGAAGAGGTGTTAGGAGGTAATGAGTGTAGATCTGTATCCGGGTTCCTTTTCAGATGCAGGAAACGACACCAATGTCAGTCTTTGGCCGTATGCGGGCGGACTGGCAGGTGAGATAGATCTTCGCAATGAGTTTCACAAATTTCTTTATGGTGATGGTGTTGTACCTCCAAGGGGTCACTGGATTGTATTGAGAAAAAACGATACATCTAAAAAATCGGAATACTGGGATGAGGAATACAGAGAAGCTGTTGGCGGTCCGGCATATGAGTACACAGACTACCTTATGAGAGCAAGAAAGGTTGTGGTTACGAGTGCTGGCGCATTGGCTTTTGCGGAGCAGAAAGTTCCTCCTGGTATAATAGAGGTTCCATTTGTGGTTTTCTATATAGAGCACATGTGGAATCCGACCACATCTGATGAAATTTTTGAATTTGAAGGAGGCAATACTTCATCGGCCATAACTACAGTTGATGAATCACAATACAAGGATAGGTATAATATTACGCTTCCCATACCTCATTTTGGGGATGAAGGAGGGCGTATAGAGTATTGGAGAATATTCTGTAAAAGGGAGCTTAGCAAATGGTAACTGGCGGAACGAATCCTCCTCCATCGGGATATTTGGAGGGCTGGGTTAATGAAGATACTATAAGAGAATATATTAATATATATGGTTATAGAGTTCCAGATCCCAGTGTTATTACAGGAGATATACCGATTCCGCAACGGAATCAGGCGGAGGGCAGTTTATCGATAGATGAGCTTTTCACTTTGATGTTTGATACCATAAAGATAGTTAAGCCAGATATAATATTTTGCCCTGCTTATCCTGATTACGTTACTACAAGGTTAAGTGGTGTTGAAGGATCTCCAACGCCGACATTTGTTGACACTATAACATACAAAATAGTAAGAAGAGAGCCCGGATCTCTTGACAGGCATTTCTTCGACAACAGGAAAGAGATAAAGCCCAGGATACGGGATGAATATCCGCATCCAACCAATGAAGGCGAAATAATACAGATGTATGGCCAGTGGTTTGATAATCTGGTCCAATTTGATTGCTGGTGTAAAACCAATAAGGAAGCAGTTGCTTTGATCAAGTGGTTTGAAGATTTTATGTATCAATACACTGGTTTATTTATGAAGTATGGACTCCAGCAAATGATTTACTGGGAAAGGATAATAGATGACACTATAACATCGTGGAAGAGTTCTATAGCGGTAAGGAGTGTGAGATACGGAATAAGGACAGAAAAATTAGTTCCCGTTTATAGCGGAATGATAAAAGAAATAGGTATTCGGCTTCTTGATATGCAGACGCCGAGTGAACTAAATACGTGAGATGTATTTAGGAGGTGAAACATCCAACCCAACTGATAATGGAAACATCCAACCCAAATTGAAGTGAAAGGAGTGTGAGCGTCCGTAATGGCAACCACAAATTTGCCTGCTGTAATTAGTGATTTTAAAGATGGTAACCTGACGGTTACTACTCCAGCGAAAGGCGGAGAATCTGTGCTGTTAATAGGCACGGCAGATGATGGACCTCTTTATGAGCCTGTCAATATAGACGTCATAGAGGATGCCAAAACTGTTTTTGGTTCTCCTACTGCTGGTACTCTTATCAGAGGCATTTATGAGGCCTATAATGGATCTCTTGGCAGGAAAGACATTCGAGGGGTTCGTATAGGTAACGCTAAAACGGCTGTCGCTTACGTGATGCCAAGTGGTGTAGAAGATCCATCTGGCTCTTTCCCGCCGGCAAGCGGGTGGGCCATGAAGCTTGAAGGTCGCTATCCTGGTGATAAATATAATACCATACAGTTTAGCAGATCTTTGGACACCATAACCATTGCTGGACTTCCGGATGATACAGGCGAAGGTATTACATCTGTAACATTCAGATATCATCCTGATCTGAGCAAAACCACTGATTATGATGTCCATGACAATGCTGAAATAGTAGATGCGATCAACGCCAATGTTTATACGTCCAAGTATGTAGTAGCAACTAATAACACGCCTAGGGCAGACTGGTCATATACTATTGGCAGTGAAGACAATCCTGAAGTTGCTAGTTCTTTGGCAAAAGATATTCACTATACAACTGTTGATGGAACTGATAGTACGCCGGTTACGGCTATTAATCTTCTCAATATCCATCAAGATGTTGCTGATGGCAGTGAACCTGATGCCAGTGTTAGCAACCACGATGATGCTGCAGGGTTTATGCTGCTTTATGAGTTAGATGCTATTACTGCCACTGTTAGCAAGACTGAGAATATACCGGCTGGAACGAAGACATTCAAACTTAGTTTTGTGCCTGCAAATCCCAGCACGGCCGTATTCAAGGATGCTAATGGTGACACTATATCTATGACATGGGTTAGTACTCTGTCCGAGTTGTCACAGCCCGAGCATGCGTATGATACCCATTATTTCATAAGTGGTCAGACGTTAACCTTTGGTGCTACAACCACTGAGAACAGAACCATTACGTACACTTATGAGTATACGTTTGTAGAGGGAAGCGATGTTGAGATCAACGAGACATCAACGGTAACGGCCATTAAAGATGTCAACAAAGCATATGAAGGCAATAATGACTTGACGCTGGGTGATCTCCGTTGTGTAATAAACTTCATCAATCCTGATACAAGACCAAGTGTTGGTGACACACTTAGTTTATCGTATACATATCAAGAGTGGACAGCTGGCAACGGGACTACTGACACTCTGAGTGGCGGTACTGATGGAACAAATATGAGCACATATCAGCTTTATAATGAGCTTGACACTCTTTATGAGCGTCTTGAGAATTATATAGTTGATTGTGTAGTTCCTCTTGGTGTTTACCTTGATGATACCAAAACAGAATATGATCCCAATGATGGGACGACCAGCACGGTTAATGCCGGTTTCCATGGGCAGTTGGATGCATTCTTGAAGAATGTTTCAGTTGCCAACAATGAAACATATGGCATAATTGCTGTTAGACCACCGGAAAACAGGGATGCTGTTTCTGTTAATCAATGGGTAAACGATCTTACTGTCACGACAGGGTCATCTACGGATCTTAGAGCGGCTAATATAATGAATGCTTTTGATTCATTCTATGTTAGTGTAGTAGCTATGAATCCGTGGGTATCTAACAGTGAGTTCCCGATTTATAGTTCGGACGGTGCGGCTCTTTATGCTGGGAGGATATGTACGCTTCAGCCTCATAGTTCGCCGACTAATAAAGTTGTTGGCGGTGTAGTAGATCTCAGATTCGATTTGTCTAATGCACAGCTTGAGGCGTTGACAGAAGCAAGATATGTAACTCTAAGGCGAAGGGCCGGTAGGGGTATAGTTGTAACTGATGCAATGACTGCGGCTAATTCATCTAGTGATTTCACGAGACTTAGCACTGTCAGGATCGCATTTGCTGCGATGGATGTAGTGAGGTTCGTTGCTGAGCCATTTATTGGTGAGCCAAACACACCACAGCAGAGGAATGCTCTTGATACGGCGGTCAGCGAGGGACTTGCGGCGATGGTTGAGAAAGGTGCACTACAGGATTATGATTTTGTAGTGACTGCGACCGATGCTGATCTAATTAATGGAGACATGGTAGTTGAAATGATATTAGTTCCGGCATTTGAGACGCGCAGAATACGAGTAACAACCAAGCTCGCATTTGCCATATAGGAGGTGAGGTTGTATGGCTATAACGCTTAGTTCTTATACGCGAACGTACACCTCGTACTCCGGGGTTGATATAGTCGCACATATAGAGAGTGTAGTTCTTGGGACCATACAGGGATTATCCTATTCGGTCACAAGAGAGAAAGCACCTATTTATGTGATGGGTTCACCTGATCCCATAGCATTTTCCAGAGGTAATGATTTTGCCTCTTAATTTCGCTAAAAACGGTGGAAGTCCGTAAGGATGACACCGTGGGCAAGGATATTTAATCCAATGCCCGTACAGACTTGAGGTGAATAATATGGAATATAATTTGAGCCTAATTAAAAAAGATAATGAATTTAAATATTATTTTTTAGGCTTTGTGGCGGGCGATGGTTATATCAGCCGTAAGTCCAACAGGATAGAAATAGTATTGAAAGAAGATGATATAGCATTGCTGAGGATGTTCAGAGACATGTTGGCGCCGCATTTAAAGATAAAAAATAGATTGATAGGCGGTAAATATAAAGCTTACAGGCTTACTTTTGAGAACAAGGAATTGAAGAAAGAGGTAATGCGATATATCAATACTTCTAACAAAACGAACTCTTTAATTTTCCCCTACGGTATACCCGATAATTATGTAAAGGATTTTGTAAGAGGATATATAGATGCAGATGGTAATATCGGGGTAAAGAGAGGTCAAAGACTTGTTGACGGAAACATAAGATATTATTATGGATTGAGATTAAGAGTTCTTGGGACAAGAGCTTTTCTGCAAGGTTTGACTATGAATTTAAAGAGGTTGTGTTATGATAAGATAATGGTTGTTCCACATAAAAAAGGCAAAGAGAATGTATACTATATAGAGTTTGGGTTCTCTGCAGCACAGAGAGTTCTAGACTATATTTATGATGGGGCAACATATTTTTTAGAGAGAAAACGTAGGGTATTTGAATATATTAAAACCTCAGATAGCAACGTTCTTGCAGAGAACTATGGGAAACCAGATGGTTGCTATAATACGCGAAATGCCGGGTTAGCTTTGGCAAGCTAATTTGGTAAAGATATAGTCGGTTATATAATAACGAAAAGGGGAATTGCAGGCTCTCTTATATTTACGGTGTTTGACAAGGCAGCGCTTTCTGAAGTTAAGGCTGGGACGAGATATGTTAGCCATAACAGGGAGGTTATAGGAGAGACTAACAGGAATGCTACAGGAAGTGATGAACAAATAACTCCAGGAAAAATGGTCGCTGCTAACATACAAGGTACCTACTTAGAAGAGCTTGAAGGAACGGTCATTAATCCTGAGTATGCTGATCAGATACCACCGTTCAATATAACTCTTAGTGCTACCAATGAGATGGGCAACGCATCTTACATGAGAGTGCTTGGAGTAGAGATATTGAATGAGGGTTCAGGCGTATCCGTTGATGATATGGTGCTTGAGAGTCAGATGACTTTTGTATGTCGCAAAATAGTTAACTGGAAACAAGTTGAGGGTAGTCATATCGATGTTAAGAAGTTGGCTCCCGAAGAAAGTGGCTCTGGTACAGGGGGTATAGCCGTCTAATTATGGTGATGACTATTTTGTGATTGTTATTACGGGGGGCCCTCTCTGAGGGCTCCCTCGTACATAAAAATAGAAGAGATGAATGAATACGACTTTCAGACAGATGCCGAACTTCATGCAAAACTTGACATTGCAGCGAGGCGTATCTTGGGCGTATCGGATGACGCGAATATTGAGGAAATCAAGACTGCATTCAGGAAATTGGCCAAAAAGTATCATCCTGATGTGGTGTCGGACTTGGACTCTGAGTATCTCTTCAAGAATATTGTAAACGCATACGAGTTCCTGACAAAGGGGAAAAACGGCCATTTCAACTTTTTGCGAAATGCTTTGCAAAACAACAATGCAACAGAGGAGCATTCGCAATTTCCGGAAGATGATTATAATCTGGATAATCTATGGGGTTATTTTCTTTCATGGAGAGATAGATTTTTTTAAGAGGGGTAGGAATTATGGTAGATCGGGTCAGGGTAGAACGCATAAAGAAAGAAATAGAACGCACGGAAGAACTTATTAATGAATGTAAAAGTAAATTAATAGAATATAAATTATCTGAGGATGCTGCACTACGAAGAGGAGATCAGGGTGACTATCTTGAATGGCGCAAGTTCTATGATAATACCGATAGGAAATATAGATGGTATATTTCTCTTTTGAAAGATTTGAAGAAGGAATTGTCTGCATATACCGACATTGGTCATATAGTAGAGGAGACTGCAAGAGAGTATGTTGGCAGTGGTGCTAATGCAGAGCTTCATTCGCATAGTGGTTGTGATATAGTAGCAGGGATAATGCTTCCGGGTGATACAAGTTTTAAGCCATTTGGAAACATATTAACACTTTCATACTCTATACATAGAGATAAGAGTCCTGTTATTACACTGGGAAGAACAGTTCCTAAAGGATATACGAGAGGGTGGCGCACTATTGCTGGTTCTATGATTTTTGCTGTGTTTGATACAAGGGTATTGAATGAAATACCTGATGCGCTTGCCAAGGCCAGTGCACAACGTACAAACTCTGAATCATATATATCACCGCCAGATAAAGAAAGAGTTCTTCCTGATATGCTTCCCCCATTTACAGTGGTCTGTACTTTTCTTAATGAGTATTCTATTTATCATTTGCGGGGAGCCAAATTAGTTATTTATGGTGTTGAAATAAATGATGAGGGCCAAACACATTCTGTTGATGATATGATGACAGAGAACGTTATTAATTTTACAGCAAGAGATATTCGATTGCTTCAGCCGGTTGAAATGGAGCATAAAAAACCAGGTAGTATTTCTCAGGGCGGTCGGAGGTCAACCCAATGGTAGATATTTTTAATATCATCTCTACTTTTTCTGTTTTTTCTTCTTCTTGGAACTTTCCCAAAAATCTTTACAATCTCTCATATATTGGGGTTCTTCCTTAATTCCATGCTCTTTCCTGAACTTTTCAGCTTGGTCTATTAGGTACTGTATCTGAAGCAGTTCTACTGCTGCCCGAAATCTATCTGGATTATTCAGCCATTCGCTTTCTATTTTTATTAAATATTCTTCTCTGAATCCCAGGTCTCTGCTTTCTTTTTCCCACTTATCATATGCTTCATAAACATAAGCAGGCGCGCCATCGAGTGCCGGCTGAAGGATTTCTGTTCCAAAGATCATGTCTTCTTTTAATGGGTCCCATCCTGTCGTGCAGTTATGTAATGCAATATAACTATCTGTAATATCATCTACTTTAATGCCCGCTTTGTTGAAATAATCCAGTATTTCCTTCTCTTTGTTGAGTCTTTGAGCTCTTTTTTCTGGTGTTATTCCTCCATGGTTTTCTATAGAATAATATTCTTCCAGAAATTTATCACGGTTTACAATTATCACGTAATCTATTCCATATATCCTATTTAACACATCGTAGCAATATGCGCTATATAGATTTTTTATGTTTGTTTCTTCTTCCAGGAATCTTGAAGATCTTCTGCCCATCAATGCTTCTTTGATAGCTTTGTGGCGTTTGGAAAAGGCCATGACTTTGGTACCATCAAGTGTTGCAGGATGTTTTTTATTTTTGTAATTGGTTAAACCACAAAAAGGATCCATCCCAAATGTTGGTGTCCAGTATGCAACACTTCCATTGACATACATTATCATGTCTTCTTCTAATGCATCGAAGATGTAGGCATATTTTACCCTGAATGGGCAATATGGCGCCAGGGTGGGTCTTTTTTCTACTATATATGTTTCTGCTGATGTAGATAGAACGTTTGCGAAAATGTTTGCAACTAAAAGGATTAGACATGAGATTCTGATACTTTTTATTCTGGTACTTTTTCTTGTAATCATAGTGTAGCCTCCTTTTTTCTGATGTTACCAAGTAATGAGAACCGATTAATTACTCCCCTTTCATTATAAATTATACCACTTTAGGCATTATTTGTCAAGTTAGTTTTGCTATATAAATAAGTTAATTTTCCCTTTAATTTTTCTTTTTATTGTTGGATTTCTGGGATTTTTATGATATAATAATAGTAGGAGTGCCACATAGTTCACAGTTTCTGATGACAAACTTCGAAGAAGGTGTTATAGATGGCTACTAATGGTAATGATATAGAACGATTAAGGAAAGAACTTTTTAAAGCACAGAGAGACGGAGATGATGACAGATATAACTCATTGCTTAAAAGACTTCGCGAAGCAGAGTTGAATAAGAGGGTTAAAGTTCGATGGAATAATAAGACTTATTTGGCTCCGTATGGTGAAATATATCCGCTTGATTACTATGCTGGGTCTAATGCAGCTATATATTTGGGCAGTCAGTGGATAGATGATATAGTTAGTATACAGTTTACTGGCACTCAGGCAAAGGCTCCTATCTATGGATATAATTCCACAACATGGGATGGTGTGGCAAGAGGTACCTTTGTTGTCCAGGGAAGTTTTTCTATAGCATTCAGAGAAGTTGGCTATTTGTATAATATATGGCAAAAGGCTAAAAATAAGGATGGGAAGGAAAAGCTCATGGATTTTTTTGAGAAAGCATGGGAGAATAATACAACTGACACTATGCAAGTGCGAACTGATGGAAAGAATAATGATGCGCCTTATATTGATCTTACAGCGGAGGTATTGAAAAAGAGGATTGAGTCATACAAAGATCAGATAATGGACAGCAATGTCTTGGATAATATTGATGTGTGTGAGAAATATTTAATGAACAAGTATTGGGGAAATGGAAATACGGAAGGAAAAAACTATCTTCCCAGACCAGATGAATTTGATAAAGATGCAAATACCAAGGGAAACAATTTTGATATACTTATAACTTATGGTCAGGTAGGTGAACCGGGATCTCGAAGTACGGTTAAAGCGCTGGTTGATGTAAGGATTTTATCTTTTGGGCAGGTTATACAGCCTACTTCGGATTTTATACAGGAACAGTATACATTCATAGCGCGGGATATGGACGGAAGGGCGACGAAGCATTTGAGTAGTAATGAATCAGGCTGTAACAAAGGGGGTGAAAACAAATGAGTGAAGAGGTTAAACCTTTAGGCGAAAAAGGGCCGACGCAAGAATGGATTAACGATGTTAAATCCAAGTATGGTGATATCTACTATGTTTACTTTGATGATGAGCCGGTTGTTTTTAGAACTATAACACGTAAGGAGTATATTGAAATTATGCAAAGTAGCATACCTACTCCGGACAACCCCGGCGACGATATAGGTGAATCAGAGAATAGACTGGTAGATATGTGCACACTATGGCCCGAAAACTATAAGGCAGCCGAAGAGAAGAAAGGCGGCCGGGTTAGCGGCATAGCCCAGTATGTGTTGTATTATTCCGGATTTAATTTCCAGGATATTATGCCGCAAAAGCTGTAACGAAAAGTACCTAAAGAGGGGGCAGAGATGCCCCCTTTTTAGGAAGGAGTTTGAAATTATGGATGATACTTCTCAAGATATTCTAAATCTTCCAAAAGACTTCCCTGTTGACATAATAGTAAACATACATAAATGGAAGACCGAATATGGCGCTGTAAACTATGTTAAGTATGAAGGGACATACTATGTATACAGAGATTTAACCATGAGAGAGTTTGCAGCACTAATGAGAATGCAGAATTATCCTGAGATTTACATGGAGGATTCTGTATGCAGGGCATGTGTTTTATATCCGGATGAATCTGTGTGGTCAGCGGGTCTGCCCAAGTTTTTGTCTGCAAAGATAATAGCATCTTCGCCGTTTCAGGAACCGGAAAAGCTTAAGAATGCGGTGAATAGCGCCAGGGATATGGCTAACTATACTATTATGGACCAGATAGTGGAGCTGATATGTTCTGTTTTCCCATATAAACCGGAAGAAGTAGAATCTATGCCTATAGAGGTACTTTTCAGACGGCTCGCCATGGCAGAGAGGATGAGTGGCAATATGGTTAAGTTTCCCAGTGATATTTTGTCGGCAAAAGAGAGAGAGGATGAGCTGATTAGACGACTTCAGAGTGAGGATATAGCAATTCCGGCTCCGCCTGCATCAGCGTTGGCAAATAATATGAAGTCTGAGTATACAATAGATCAGCTCAGGGATGTCAGTGCGAAGCAGGCATCAAGATCTCTTGCCAAGGCTGTAAAAGAGGGTAAAGAGGGAAAGGCGGTAAAAATAAATCCGGATTTGGAGCGGGCAATTTGTGAGACAATTGAGGAGAGAGGATAAGGATGCCATTTGGTCCATATGATAATGATATACGATCTCAATATGATGAAGCCCACCAGGAAGAGCTTTATGCTCCGGAGAGTGCTGGAAGCATACTAGGCTCTGTTTTCAAACAGACGCTTAATCTTGCTATTGGGATGGTAGCATTCCCCATTATTACCAGCGTAGCAGGTACTGCACAACGCTATGTTGGCGGAACCATACTTCGTGGTCTTAAAGCAGTTACGAAAGGCACTGCACTGGGCGCTAAATTCCAGGCGGCGGCTCAATTACAAAGAGTTAATGCAGCGGCAGGAAAAGTTACAGAACGTCTTGGTGCGACGCTTCTTGAAGTAACGGGAGTGAGAAAAGTTACTGAAAAGCTGGGAGCTGCGCTGGGTAATCCCATTGCGGCATATGAAAGATGGCGCAAGGCGCAGGCATCTGCTGCTCCATTCCAAAGACTTGGCTCTTTTTTTGCGGGCAAGGACGTGGGGACACGTATTTTAGGCAAGGCGGGCCACTGGCTGAAGAATTATGCATCCATGTATCCTGCTTTTTGGGTTGGCGAGAAGATAATGGGGATGGTTGGGTTTGGCACGCAGGAATCCAGCGAGGAATCCCCGCCATGGTATAATATACCGGCACAGGCGATAGATTTTGGCAAATCTGCTGTTCTTTCTGCTCCATCGTTTGCGATATGGGGCGGAGGGTTTTCCTTTGCTACGTCTCTTTTGAGTGGATCTTCGAGTCTGACTACCAGGCTTGTAAAGAGGATGTCTGGAACAAGGTTTATGAGGAAGGTGAAGGAGAATGCTGAAAGGGGTCTTGCTTTTGTCAATGATTTAACCAGAAATGTTACAGCGTTGTCTGAGGGAATGGATTATTGGCTGGAATACAGAAATGAGTTAAGGGGAAGAATACCGACTATCCAGAGAGTTCAGAGTGAATTAAGTCTTTTCAGGGCCGGGTGGAGCAAAGGAGTCCGTGTTCCAAGGAGAATTCGTTCTCTTACTCCTGCCGAAATGGCGCTTCAGGATATGGAGCATTTTAAAGCGAGACTCTCCAAGGGGATGAAGAATGCGTTTGATTTGGAGACTGATCAGGGCAGGTTAAAGTTTTTAGAGGATCTGGATAAACAGAGAAGATGGCAGATATTCAGGGAAACAAATAAGAATGAGAGTTTTCTTGAACGGGCGCTTGGTTTGGAGCGTGCTCGTATAGAGGGTGAAGAGCTCAAAAAGTTTATTGGGAACATTGATCTCCAGCGTGGTCAGGAAATGACGCATGGAAAGGGTGTATATAGGCTGTCATCCAAATATGCCGGACAGCTGGTTGATATAAATAGATTTAGACCCAGAAATATTTTAGCAAGTGTTTTCAGGGCCATTGGCAATATCAGGGTATCAGGAAAGTGGAAACCTCCGGATCTCGGAATGTTTAGAACGTGGGCGCAGATACTTCATCCAAGGGGGATAGGTTTATGGCAACCGGGAGAGAACTTGAGGCTTGGTTATCCGTTTAATTTGGAAGAAATTTATGGTGATACATTGACTGAAAAAATTAAATTGGATGGAACAGCAATGCGCAGGCTGAAAGCTAAGGCTTTTTCTGGTATATATGAGGTTCAGCCAGGTGAGGCTGTTGCTATGAAAGGTAAGAAACTTTACAGAGTAAAGCCTGGCGGAACTACAGTAGAGATATCTACACCGCTGGCATATCATTTTATAGCAGACGGAAGAGGGACTTTAATTGATAAGGCTGCATCTGTTTACTATAATGATGTAAGGAATTTAGCTTATGAACATATTCCTGCAGATCAGGGTCATTTAAAATCTATACACAGAATTGCCCTTGAAAGAAAGTGGGCTACACTGAACGGAACACAGTTAAAGTATCTTGATCGGAGAAAATCGCTGAAGGGGAAAATCTTAAAGGTGGCAAGGTTTGCTGAAGTTGGTGGCGGCCATGGGGGAATTTCGATAATGAGAAGGGCTATAAACTGGGTTGATAAGTTTTTTAATCCCAGATCTAAGCTTCGAATGTTCTCTAAAGGAGGTACTCTTGAGAGTCTTTATAAAAAGGATTCTAGACTCAACGCATACGAGAGGTTTGGAAGACCCAAAAATCCGGAGGAACTTTATGAAATACTAAAAAGGACCGGGAGATATTTAGATGATATTTCTTATCCTGCTATAAGACAGATATTGAAAGATAAACAGGCACTTAGATCATTAGGTATAGGGGTAAATATTGCTGATCCCCACGAAGTCGTAAGATATCTTAATGAGAAAGTTCCCAACATTTCACGTCCAACAGAAATACAGAGAATAATAGAAAGAATAGAGTCTGAGATGGCTATAAGTAAGAAGATGGGAGGAAAGCTTTTTGATAAGCGTCTCAGAGGATTTCTCCAGAAGCCTGTGAGAAAGAGAATGGGCTGGGATTTAACCAATCTGGAATTGCTCCAGAAGTTTATGATAGAACACAAAATACTGGAGAAGGTTGCTCGCGGAGAAGATCGCAAGATAGACAAGGAAGCGCTTTCTGCTATTATTAGAAAAGTTGCGCGTCCGAAAGCCCGCGAGGCAATAGAAAATCTTACTGTTTCTTCAGCGTTTCAGAATGCTCTGAATAGAATAAGCAGGGGCAATAATAAGTTTGAAACCATAGAAGAGTTATTTAATGTGAGTGGAGGTTTCAAACTGGGTGAAGGGGTAGGAGCCGGGAGCATGCCCGAACTTGCGGAGGCAATTGCGCCGATATTTGAGGGGATTGTAATTCCCAATACAAGGGTATTCAGGAACATAGCAAGAAAAGGCATCTTGAAAGAATTTCCTGATTACAGTTCAGTAAAGCTTCCGGAATGGGAGAAAATAGATTTAATGGGTGGTACAAGAGACATAATAGTACCTACGGTAGACTCGGTATTTCAATGGCGCAAAAATATATTAAAGGGTCTACAGACAATGGCATCTGATGCGGGGAAATCGGATGAAGAGGCAGCAGCAGCAGCGGATATACTCACGAACAAATGGAGACCATGGCGTTTAATATTTCCGAAGATAGAGAAGAAGGGTGCTCCTGAAGGATCTGGCGGCATTGGTGTTCATCCGCTTACTATACCTGCGGCCATGACGTATTCGCTTTTTAATAAGTTGAACCGTTTGGGTGAATTCTTTGGCCTGGGAGTTAATCCTGCAACCACAAGGAATTTGCAGCAGCTTTTATTCAACAAGATATTTCTCAAAAGATATTTGCTGGGAGGCGGAATTGTTGCAGGTCTTTCATATTTAGACTATCAGATAGATGATGGTTTGTTGTCTCCTCTTTTTGAAAATACTGCATTGGACGAGGGTTTATTTGTTGCTGGAGCAGAGCAATATGTGAAGGCCAAGCTTGCTGTGAAATATCTTCAAGATAAGGTCGGAATGGTCAGTGCTGCGCAATACCTGGAGGGATTGTTCCCCGGGATGGTAAACAGTCCTATGTCAAGGGTTGTACAGGCTGTAGGTCCGCCGCTTCTTGGTGCATATGCTGGAACTGCAATGGGTGGTCCTGTTGTAGGGGGAATTGGTGCACTTGCCGGGGTAGCCATCAGCGGAGTTACAAGTGGATTCGGTATGTGGGATATGACCAAAAGTTATGAGGAAGAACGTGACATTTATGCGGGGCGACGGGAAGTAGCAATCAGAAAAGGGCGCTGGTGGGAAATGGGACGTTGTGTTCCTCCTCATACTATTATACTTAGAGGCAATGGAGATGTAGTAAAGGCTGAAGATATTGCTGTTGGCGATAAGCTTTTGACTCATACAGGTGAATTAAAGAGGTGCAAGAGAGTTTTCGTCAGGGAGATGGACGAGGGTGAGAAGGTTTACAGATTTACGATAGCTACAATAGAAGGACTTCCGTTTGAAGTTACCGAAGAACATCCTCTGTTGGCGGTTAAAGGTTCGATACAGACAGATCCGGAATGGATTCCTGCAAGATATATTGCCGAGGGAGATTATTTAGTGATGGATCTTCCGGATTTGTCGGGCGGCGAAGATATTTCTTATCTGGATTATCTCAGAGATATATCTGATCATGATGACTGCTCTGAAGGTCGTATAATAAACATATTGTCACCGGAACTGAGTATTATTAATACGATAAGAAGTATTTTGCTGTCATACGGTATAGTATCTCACATTATATCTCATAACGCAGGGGAATTCAACGGATGGAGGATATATATTGGCGGCGAAGATGTAAAAAGGTTTAATGATATTATTGTTGGTAATATTCCATCTGATTCTTTCTCTGATGCACCCGTATCTCCCGGTGAATATTTTATCTATAATGGAAGATTGTACACACAGGTCAAGAAGAAAGAAATATCGGATTATAAAGGTAAAGTTATAGACTTCGAAGTTGAGGATGATCACACATTTTGTACTATTGGTGTTGTGCTTCATAATTCTCCCTATCAGGGCTGTTTAACACCAGATTCAGAGATATGGGTCAATGGTGAATATAAGAGGATAGATCGAGTTAAAAAAGGTGATATAGTAATTAATAGATATGGCAAAAAAGTGAGAGTTTTAGATATAAAAACTCGCCACGTAGAAAATGAAAAGGTATATGGTATAGTTCCCTCTCATGATAGAACTGAGAAGATTTGGTTAACTGGCAACCATCCCGTTTTATGCGTTAGATTGAAACCATCTCATGATTATGAATGGATACCCGCCGAAGAACTTACAGATGAAGATTTTTTGGTTTATCCAAAGTATTCCGAGATTAGTGGCGATGATATTGTGGGGGCGATTGACAGGATTGAGACCAGAGAATATACTGGACTTGTTTATGATATAATGGTAGAGGAAGGAGAGAGTTTTATTGGGAGAGGGATGGTGTGCCACAATTCGCGGGTTTCGTACTTTAGGCCTGGATGGTTTAGTCGTCTCAAAAGTCAGTATAAATTTACCCCCACTTTATATGGTAGCAAATCTGAGGCTTGGAGTCACATCCCTCATAACTGGTGGGGCGGATTGGGCACTGTTGCTGATTTAATTATAAATCCCATAGATTTTTGGAATAATAGAACATACTGGCAAAGGAAGCATTATTATTCTCGCCCGTATCCCATTACTCAGACTGAATTCCAGAATGTTCCTATATTGGGCAATATTTTGGCTGGGCCGGCTGAGCGAATGCATGTTGCTGAGCTGGAAGCTATTTACAGTCAGCCTCCGGTTGCTGCCGGAGATATGATCGGTGGACCTAAAAGCATGAGTGCAGATTTTCCATCTGTTCCAATAAATCCATACATGGGAGGCAGGATGAGGTATCCTTCACCAAGGTCTCCGGGAGATTTAAGTTATAGGATAGGCGAGGCATGGTATAGGGGGATAACGGAACCATGGGGTTTACATGGATTTGCTATTGCTTCGTTGAAGGAAGCCATAACTGGGACTCCGGATCTTTTCGATAAAATGCCAGTTCTGGAAAATGCCGCCAGGATGACATCGACAGAGCGAGCTTACTGGGACAAAAATTTAGGGGGGATGATGGGCTGTTTAACTCCAGACATGAGAGTTTTAACAGGAAGAGGGTACGTCAAAGTTACTGATTTGGTTCCGGAAAAAGATTACGTTTTATCCAGTGATGGTAAATTACATGAGCTGCTGAATTTGATACCAAGAGAGATGGACAACAAGGAGCACGTTATATCCGTTAAGATGATGGGAATGCGACATAGGTTAAAATTGACGGAGGATCACAAAGTTTTAGTATATAGGAAATGTTCTTTGAGGTTAGAATGGTTGCCCATAAAGGATGTTCAGGAAGGCAACTATTTGGTTTTTCCTGTCCCAGAATATAAAGAAAGGTTTGTTCCTGATTCTGGAGGTATTAGTATCTATGATGGATTTGTATTACACAAAGTAACGGATAAAACTATAGATAGTTATAAAGGAACAGTTTATGATTTGAGTGTAAAGGATGTTCACGACTTTGTGGTAGAGGGCGTAATAGCTCATAACTCTACAGAATTGTGGAGAAGATATTTCCCCCATCAGCGGAGGCAGATAGAAAGAGTTAATGAGATACCTAACTTAATGCCGAGTTGGCTTCCAGGAGAAGAGAGTTATTTCGTGGGATACCGAACAGGGGATCCATTTGTGAAAATTCAAGAGGGTGAATTAAGGGTCCCTGGCGCAGCCTATGAGGCACTTCATGATGTTAAAATTACATTTCCGCTCAGTGCCAGCAAACTGGGAATGAGCTATGGTGATATGGTAAAGTATATGCTGGGGATGTCTACTCCTGCTGAAGTGGAGGAAGAAATGCACATGAAGAGAGGCACACGCCTTCATGAGCAGATACAGGGGATGTTAGCCAGACAGAATATACTGGAAAAAGCCGAGGCGAAAGTGTATGATCCATATAGTGATGTATCGGGAAGTGTTGATGCAATACTACGGAGAGGAAATTTGAGAACGGCACTAGAAATAAAGACTACTACCAGCGACAAATTCAATGCTCTCCATTCACCTAAACCCAATCATATGGTGCAGCTAAACTTCTATTTATATGCAACCGGTATTAGACATGGAATGTTGCTCTATGTCAATGCGGATGATCCTTCTCAGACTAAAACATTTGATGTTGCGTTTGATCCTGCGAGGCTGAAAAGGGACTTTGCCAAACTCCGCCGGGCAAGAGACCATGCGACTAAATTACTTCATCAGGGCATAGGACGAACAGTTGTGGGATATTCAAGAGTTGACAGGCTGAGGGTCATTGGAGATCTAGCACCATTTTCTCAGGATTACAAAGAAGAGCTGGCGAAGGTAAGGGCCCAGATGAGAGCAGGTTTGTTGACAGAAAAAGAAATAGCTGATGTTAAGGAAACAGTTAGGCAGACCAGAATACAAAAACTGCGCTATGAGATGCACCCATACAGATTTTTAAAGAATGAACCGCCGGCAGCTCCGGCTGAGTGGAATAGGTACCAGAAGAACAAGTCTGACTACAATGTTGTAGAGAGGACACTGGGTGCGGGATGGGAGTTTGTTACACATCTACCAACCCCCCTTCACTCCAAGCTTTTGAATATGCGTTCTCCAATAGAACAGTATAGAAGAACCCAATTGTACGGAAGAGAATGTGTAACGGGGGATGTCTTGATTGTTACCACCAATGGACATAAACATGCATCGGATATAGAGGTAGGGGATGAAGTTCTAACCAGGTCTGGAGAATATAAGCGAGTAGTGGCGGTTGATCCAAAACATATCAGCCAGACAACGGCGAAAGATAAGATATGTCTTATATATGTGGATAATATAAAGTATCCTATTAAAATTACATATAACCATCCAATTTTGGTTAAGGATATTTCCAGCCCGGATGGATGTGCATGGAAAGATGCAGGTAAAATAACGCTTGAAGATGAGATTGCTTATGTTTCAAGTTCTATAGATGGCATAATATGGTTGCCTGTTAAGAGAGTAGGTATGGAGAAGTTTGATGGCATAGTCTACGATTTTGAGGTGGAAGATGAACATTCGTTTACTGTTTATGGTTGCGTGGTACATAATAGTGCGTTCTGGAACAAGCCGTTCCAGGATTTCATACAGCCGTATGTACACTCTTTCCTCGGCTCCGATTCGCCGGTTACAGGTGCAGTCAGGGGAGCAGAGGCAGGATTTCTTTTAGGTGGTCCCACTGGCGCGATGATTGGTGGTGTTACCGGCACGCTCTGGGGAACCGGCCATGCAGCGTTCCAGAATGTTACAGGAATAGCATATATACCGGGATACAGGAAGGGAGAGAGGGAGATTTATCAGTATTTTGACAGACTCAAATATATTAAGAACAAGCGCTTATATGAGCTTACGGGAGAAGAGAAGTACAGGAAGGCATACGAGGGGACGATGGCCGGCGTTAATA